ATCAGGAGACTGCTACTAAGTCAGAATTTTTAGATAAGTCACTAGCTGTACTGCAGATGAAGCAAAATCGATTCGAAGAGCAGAAGACCGATTTAAGTCTAGAAAAAACTCAACTAAGTTCTACTATATCTGATTTAAGAACTTCTCTTTCTAATCCAGCACAAGTTCAATATATTGATAGAGAATCAGGACAACTTATTACTACTACATCATCATCGGCTAGGAAAGCACTACAATCCGAATTAAGCGCGACTATAACTGATAGAAATAATATCAATCTAAAGTTAGAAGCTATACAAGATTCGATAATGAAGCTCGATTCAGATCTTTTAGATCTAGAAATGGGTAACGAAGAGCAAAGAGAGTTAGGACCACTAAAATATTTATCCGAGGTTACAGGTCAACCTATGAATAAAGTGGTTAACTGGTTTTTGCTTTTAATTATTTTCGTATTCGATCCACTAGCTATATCACTTGTAATAGCTGCTAATTTTGCTTTTATGCAGATAAAGCGAAAGCCTAAAGTAGAAGTTAAAATGAGTGCACCCGAAGGTATGGAGTTTAATAAGTCATATCCAATGCCTAAATCTTGGCTTGATCCAAAAGATAAAGATTATGATGCATCGGAAGGATTAGAAGAGATGTTAGATAAAGAACAAGAACTTACTAATCAAGATATGCCCGAAGAAAAACTAGAAGAAGAAAATTTGTTAGACCTACAACAAGAAGCTTCAGAAGGAAAAGCTCTAGCTAAAGGCCTCGATACTTTTATAGAAGTTTTAGAAGAAGAAGAACAAGAAAAAGAGTCTCTACCAGCCAACGAGAACACAACTGCTGAACATGAGCTCTATCATGGTAACCCTCAGAATAATAAAGCTTTAAGCGCTAACGATAAGAGGAGGCGAGTAGTAAAACGTAAAAGATCCGGAACTAGAAGACCTCATAACCCAAATCCATATAAAGGATAGTTGCTTAAAAATTTTATTTTTCGTATATTTAATTATATGGCAAGAAAAAATAAACAAGTTTATAAAAGTTATATAGAAAATAATCAACGTTATATGATATGTCGTAATAGCGTTGAAGGAGGTAAGTACTGGAAAGGTAAGTTATGCGGTAACTGGGTAAAGGTTGGACCTAAAGTAACTGCAGTGCTATGTAGTTCATGCGTAAATAAAGTTGTTGATCCTCCTAAATTTACACCAAGATATAAACCTACTGGTAGACCTAAAGGTTGGCAATGGATGAAAGAATATGTCGATAAAGATGGAAATGTATTTCATAAAGGAAAAGAGCAACCGCAACTTAAAGGTAAATTAAGCCCTACAAAAATAGTATCTAAAAAAGCTAAAAAACGTTTGACTAAACGTGAAAGAGAGTCTATCAAGAGAACTCAGATGGCGGAGTTATACGACTTAAAGAAAAAATTATCTAAAGCTAAACTTAAAAAAGATAAAAAGCCGCTAGAAGTCCAGATAAGAAAATTAAGTAGAAAATTAAGAATAAAATAGTTTGATTCTTAAAATTATTTTCGTATATTATGTATTATGGATAAACTAATTTATACACGAGGTACATATTCTAAGGAAATTCAAAAGGTAGAGTTGGACGTCAACGAGAATGTCGATATACATGATTTCAAAAGAGTATGTAAACGATTAGCATGCGCTTTAGGATATGATAGTACTAGCGTAGAAGAAGCATTCGAAGGGAAGAGTACCCCGATAGATAAAATTAAGAATATATTAAAAGGATAGTTATGAGCAATATTTACGGAAGTTATGAAGAACAAGCATCTAAAACTAATACGTCTGAAGAAGAAGTTTACTATGAAGATGAATTAGAAAAGAAGCATCTATATAAAGAAATTGAGTTTGCTGTTGATGTAGAGGATAGTATTGTTTATATTATAGGGGAAATAGAAGACTATGGTTTATATGATTTTATGGTTAGATGTCGAGCTATTCTAAGAAATAGAGAAGATGGAGATAACTCTCCTATAAACGTAGTAATTGATTCGGTCGGAGGAGATGTTTACGAAATGTTTGGCATAATCGATTATATCGAAAGTTTAGAAAAGAATAGTAATATAAAGGTTAATACTATATGTCGTGGTAAGGCTATGAGTGCAGCAGCTATGATTCTTGCAAGCGGTACCGGTAAACGTTTAGCTAGTAAAAGATCAACTATAATGATACATGAAGGTTCATCAATGCAAGCAGGTAAATCATCTGATCTTAAAGCGGCTCATAAATATAACTCTCATCTAGAGAGTATGGCTAACTCTATTCTTGGAGAAAAGACAAATAAAGATAAGAAGTTTTGGTCAGAGCATTCAAAGACTGACCTATACCTTGCAGCTAAAGATGCACTTAAGCTTGGTGTTATAGATGGAATAATAAATTAAATATATGAAATTAGACGAAAATAAAATAAAAGAAAACTGGGATGACCTTCTTGCTAGAATAAAGCATCAATTTAATGATGAACGTCAAACTAAACTTTTAGAAATGTATAACTACTTTGGTGAAAGAATGATGTTTGCGCCTGCTAGCTCTAGAGAGCATTACCATAATTGCTTTGTTGGAGGATACGTCGATCATGTTTTACGGGTGATGGATATATCTTTTGAATTATATAATAGCTGGGCTTCAGCAGGAGCTTATCAGGATAACTATACTTTAGAAGAGTTAATGTTTGCTGCTCTAAACCATGATCTAGGAAAAATAGGTGATCTAGAAAATGATACTTATATACCTAATCCTTCTGAATGGCATAGAAAAAATCAAGGAGCTCTTTATACTGTAAATCCTAAAACCGAATTTAGTTTGATTCCTGATAGAAGCTTATTTATACTACAGCATTTCGGAATAAAGTATACCTGGAACGAATTTTTAGGAATAAGAATCCATGATGGTATGTACGAAGAAGCTAACAAGCCTTACCTAGTATCGTTTAATCCTGATTCTAGATTAAAGACTAATTTACCACTAATATTACATCAAGCAGATATGATGGCATCTCGAGTAGAATATGAGAGGTGGAAGCATGGAGAAAATTCGTGGCATGAAGCTAGAACACTTACTAATGTTTCTAAAGAAAAAATGCATCAAAATACTTACAAAAAGCCGTCAGTTAAACCTGCAGTTTCAAAACCAAAAAATAATCCTGCATCTCAACTTAATACAGGTAGTGATGCTAGTCAACTATTCGATGAGTTATTCGGATGATAATTACAATAATACTATTATCTATAGCGCTTCTTGCATCACTTTTTGCAAACTATAATTTATTAAAAAATTATGAACAGAGTGAAGAGTATGTTGAAAATTTAGAAACTTGGGTTAAAGAGTTTAGTAAAACTATTACTGCTATGAACCAAGAAATAAATAAAATTGATACAAGAGGTTCATTTTCTTCAGATGATGAAGTTGGATACTTTTTCAAAGAACTAAAGAAAATTATTAGTAAACTAAATAATCTAGGAGAAGGTGAATGATTTCAACTCAAACCAGCTCTAGTCTATCTCCGGTACAAGAATTCTACCAATGGTACGATAGGTTCGAAGCTGAACGTAAAAAAACAAAACAGAAGAAACGTAGAGGTTATTTTTTCGAAGAAAACGAACGTGCTATTATAGCCTACAATAACGAACCAGATTCTATTTTACGCAACAAAGTCTATACTGCTTTTATTCATAAGCCATTTATGAAACTTGCTGAAAATATAATTCATACTTTTAAGTTTTATTGTTTCGACGATAGTTATGCTGACGTACAAGCCGAAGTAGTTGCATACCTAATCGAAAAAATCGATAAATTTAATCCTGATAAGGGATCGAAGGCTTATTCATATTTTAGTATTGTAGCAAAAAATTATCTTATTTATAATAACAACGAGAACTATAAAAAGATGAAACAAAAAGCTGATCTATCTGTAGTTGATCTAAAACGAAATATCACTAACGAAGTAGTTAGGACGGAATACGTAGAATCTAAAAGAGACTTTACTGATCTAATGGTTGAGTTTTGGGATGATAACTTAAACGTTATATTTACTAGAAAGAAAGATATTAGAGTAGCAGCTGCTATAGCTGAACTTTTTAGAAGAAGAGAAAATATTGAGATATATAATAAAAAAGCTCTTTATATTATGATAAGGGAAATGGCAGACGTTAAAACTCAATATATTACTAAAGTAGTAAACCAAATGAGAAAAATATACAATTATATGTGGGAAGAGTACAATGCAAACGGAAAACTTCCTCCGTATGACCAAAACTCTAAATATTTCTAATTATTATATATGGATAAGGATACTGAAATATTTAAGGGAAAAAGTTTTTCTGATATCGCTAAAGATTTATACAGTGCTTCTAAAAAGAAAGAATCGCAAATAAATTTACTTATTAGTGAACTTAAACCACTTATGACTAACATAGGTGACGCAACTATTATTGTACCCCTAATAAAAGATTATCTAGAAGTGAGTGTTAAGAACGATGATCAATTAGCTAAATTACTAGCTGTTGTTCAAAGGTTAATCGGTAACAACGCGCAAGGTGACAACGATTTCGGTATTTCTGAAGAAGAAAAGAAACAATTATTAGAAGAACTTAACGCAATCGAAGAAACAAATAAAAAAATAGATGATAAAGTAGAGGGTATAGATAATGGGGTACTCAAAAATAAGAAATAATAAATCTAGGCCTTACAATGCTCCAGGATCACAAACGCCTGTAACTCCAGCCGATTTAGAACATGCAGCTAATCTACGGGTAACCGAGATAAATACTGAACCTGCTGAGGTTATAGATATAATACTGAATAGCGATCACCCTCACTATGATAGTACTATACCTGATCCGGAAGAGCAGATAGGAATGATTCAGGTACGAAGAATTCATACCGATCAAAATTTAGTTGATATCCAAAATCTTCCTTGGGCAGTACCTCTTACAAAAAATATAAAACAATATCCTGTAATCCACGAGATTGTAATGGTTACTGAAACCGTTTCTAAACAAAGTGTAGAAAGTATAGATGCTGAGATATTATATTATCACGATATCGTTAATATGTGGGGTTCGGTACACCATAACTCATTACCATTTTTAAGTATACCTGACCCCGCTTCTGATGAAGAAAACGAATCTAAAATCGAAGAATATAAAAATGCAGGATTTGGTAATCCTAATATATCCGGAGACGAAGGTAGTGATATAGAGCTAGGTGAAACATTCAAAGAGCAACCTAAAATACGACCTATCCAGCCTTATGAAGGAGATCTTACTATAGAAGGTAGATTTGGAAATAGTATTAGATTCGGTTCAGCTGTAAAAGCTAAAAGCGGTCCTGAAAATACATGGTCAGATCCTTCGACCGATGATCCTACTGAACCTATATTGATAATCCGTAATGGTCAAGATCAAGATCTAGAAGACGGTGGTGAGCATGTAGTAGAAAATCCGGATTTAGAATCTTCTACTATTTGGATGACAAGAGGGCAAACTGTTCCATTAACCTTTGGTTCAACTAAATACGACGCGTTGTCGTTTGAAGCTGGTACAAATACAGTTGGGGAAGATTTAACTGCTCCTACTACAGATGATCTTATAGACGGTGATGGTGAAAGGCAAGGTCAAATTTTACTTACATCTAATAGACTTATTTTTAATAGTAGAGAAGCAGGTACTTATATTTTCGGAGGTGGAGGGATAGGACTTACTACTGAAACTGATATGACGTTCGATGCTGGTAGTGAATTCTTAGTCGATACCCCTTCAGTATATCTTAACGCTACTGAAAAGTTTGAACTAGAATGTCCTTTAATTTATATTGGTGTAGAGCAAGACTCAGCTCAAGGTGGATCACCAACTGTCGGTAGTACACAAGGTCATCCCTTTGTATTAGGTGATGAAGACGATACATGGAAGGCAAAATTATGTGATATTATAGATGCGATGCTTACAACACTTCAAGGTGAGATACATCCAACACCTGCAGGTCCATCAGGACCACCAATACAAGCACCTCAATATGCGCAGCAGCAATCTGATCTTGCAGCACATAAAGCTACTATACCGCAACAATACAGTAAAACTGTTTTCGGTCAACCGTAAGGAGAAATAAGTTATGCCAGCTAACTGGGGATTATTTACAGCAAATATGAGTTCATGGTTTTGTGGAAACGCAGAAGGTGGAGAAGATTATCAACAAGCTGGAGCTCCGACTGCAAAGAAAATAGCAGATGAGTATGAACTAGCTATAACTGGACTAGCAGGAGTTATACCATATAACAATTTACTTACTAGCGGATGGGTTAAAGCTACGATGGAAGCAGGCTGGAAAGCTAGCTTTGCTCAGGTATTTAACTCAGCTGGGATTCCACCTGAAGGTATTGATATAGGCGTTCCAGGGTGGATACCTGCAGCAACTGGTACTGTTAATGCATGGGCAGCTGCTCAATATAATCCGCTACCACCTCACCCTCCAACCGTAGCTCCTGCACCAGGTGTGCAACAATTACAACCTGGAGTAGCTGCTATACCTGCTCTAGCCTCTACTATAAATGACGCATTTCATAGTCAGAATTGCGGTGCTATTGCAGGAATATTAGTATCAGGATTTGTACAACATCTTACTCAAATATCAGGTTTGTATATCGGGCTCGTACCAACACCAGCTGGACCGGTACCTACTCCTATTCCATGGGTAGGAGTTGCTTAATTATTTTTAACAATAAATTAGAATAAGTTATATTTATATATGATAAAGTATATTTAGAGGAGAACTATGTCAACAAATAAATTAGCACAGGTTATACGTAAGATTGTAAGAGAGGAAGTTCGTAAAGAAGTTCGTCAAATATTAAACGAACAATCTAAACCAAAAAAGGTTTCAAAAAAAGAATTTAATTCAGGGTTACAGCATGCATTAGGATTAACTGATGCAGTTGAAAGAAGAGCAAGAGCACCGAAGAAAAAAGTAGAATATACAAAAAATAAAATGTTAAACGATATTCTAAACGAGACGGCAGGTGATATTGCTGCTGGTAATAGCTCACGACTTAGTCAAGAGGCTGCCTATCCAACTATGGGCGAGCAGACTTTTACTTCGAATCAGGCTCAAACGTTTGATAGAAATAGTTTAGCTGCAAAACTAGGATATGGTGATATAACCCCTTCAGGTGCACCTTCTATCGAAGAGATGGTACCTAAAACAGATATTCGAGGAGTAGCTGCAAGAACAACAGAGGTTGATCCTGGAGTAGCTAAAGCTTTAACTAGAGATTATAGCGAGTTAGTAAAAAGGTTTAAGAAATAAAAATGGCAGAATTATTTGGTCGAGATGATATAGCTTTAGGAATTAAACTTCCGTTTGGAGGAGGTCAAAGTAATTTTGCTTTGAACTATACTACTCTTGATCAAGCGAAAACCGATTTAGTAAATTTACTTTTGACTCACAAAGGTGAAAGGTTTATGCAACCTAATTTCGGAACTAATCTTCGAAGATTTATCTTTCAACCGAATACGAGTAGACTTGAAGGAGAGATAAGAGAAGAAATATTAGATAGTATTAAATTTTGGTTACCATTCATAGTAATCGATAGTATAAGGGTAACTAGAGATATAGTAGATATAGATCAATATAGGATTAAAGTAGCTTTAAGAGTTTCAGTAATAGATGACGTAGCTGCTTTTACCAATGTAACTTTTGTATTTGATCCGAATGGAGCTGTAATAGTAGAGAATTTATAGGATAATTATGTCATATATTAACGAAAAAATATCAAAGGATATAAAGTATATAGGGAAAGATTTTCCTACCTTACGAAAAAATTTAATCGATTTCGCTAAAACTTATTACCCGACTACGTTTAATGATTTTAACGAAGCCTCTCCTGGTATGATGTTTTTAGAGACTACTGCATATGTAGGAGATGTTTTAAGTTTTTATTTAGATAAACAATTCAAAGAGTCTCTTCTACCTTATGCAAGTGAAAAGAAAAACGTTACTTTACTAGCGCAGGCTTTAGGGTATAAACCAAAACAATCAGTTGCAGCAGTAGTAGACGTAGATATCTATCAAACTGTACCATCTCTCGGAGCAGGAGCTAACAATAAACCAGATTTTAGATATGCATTAGCTATAGAAGGCGGTATGAGAGTAAAAGCAGGTAACGGAACAACTTTTAGAAGAGACGCCCCAATCGACTTTAGTATCTCAGGTTCTACTAGTCCGACTGATGTATCAGTATTTACAATAGACGAAACTACAGGAGAACCAACCTTTTACTTGTTAAAAAAGCAGGTATCTTTCCAATCAGGAAATAAAGTTACTCAAACGTTTACAGTAGGACCAGCTCAAGCTTACTTGCAACTTGCATTAAATAGAACAAATATTATATCTATAGATAAAGTTACAGATAGCAACGGAAATGAATGGTCGGAAGTACCTTTTCTAGCTCAAGATACAGTTCATAAAAGAATAGCTAACAATCAGTATAATGATCCTACCTTAACTGAATTTAATTTCGAAACGCCTTATTTACTAAAACTTAATAAAACATCTAAACGATTTACTGTAAAAATGCGAGAAGACGGAAAAATTATTTTAGAGTTCGGAGCAGGTACCTCTACTAGACCAGACGAAGAAATAGTTCCTAATCCTATAAACGCAGGATCGCTACTTCCAAGTGTAAATAAAATGAGTAGAGATTTTATAGATCCTAGTAATTTTATGTTTACTAAAGCATACGGTGAAGCGCCAGCGAATACTACTATAACAGTAGAGTATAGTATAGGAAAAGGTATTCAAGATAATGTTGCAGCAGGTGAAATAACTGATATTGATCAAATAAAATATATTAGTGACGGTGCAGGATTAGATAATACGCTATATAATAATACTATAAATTCTGTAGCTGCTAGTAATCCTACTCCAGCACAAGGTGCTAGAGGAAGTGAGACTGTAGAAGAGATTAGAAATAATGCTCTTGCTCATTTTAACGCGCAAGGTAGAGTAGTTAGTAAAGACGACTATATGATTAGAACTCTTACTATGCCATCTATATTCGGATCAATAGCAAAAGTTTATACTACTCAAGATGAAAAGTTAAACATTACACCTGAGACGTCTAGAACGAGAAACCCGTTTGCAGTCTGTCTTTATGTTTTATCATATAATAATAATAAAGAATTAACTATTAGCAATCCTGCTACTAAAGAAAATATAAAAAATTATCTTGCTCCATACAGATTATTAACTGATTCAATTACAATAAAAAATGCTCATATAATTAACATAGGAGTAGATTTTGAGATAATGACGTTGCCTGGATTTAATAGTAATGACGTTTTAATAAAATGTATAAATCAATTAAAAAAGTCATTTAATATCGATAGGTGGCAAATAAATCAACCGATTATTCTAGCTGATTTATATACAGATCTTGCATCTATTATGGGAGTTCAAAGTATAACAAAAATCGAAATTTTTAATCTACATGATGCGCAAGCCGGTTATTCTGGTAATATTTATGATATAAGACAAGCAACTAGAAATGAAGTAATTTATCCATCATTAGATCCATCAATATTTGAAGTTAAATTTCCTAATTCAAATATTAAAGGTCGGGTAACTAATATATAAGGGATTTGATATGATAAAGACAGTATATGCAGACATAGATGCTACGAGGTATGAACGGTCAAGTAGTATGAATACTGGTATAGATAGTATTTTAGAATTATCTAAAATATCATCTTCGGCGGGCATATTTACAAGTAGAATACTTATTAAGTTTCCGTTAACTGAGATAAGTTCATCTGTAGCGTCTGGTAAGATATCTAATCCTACCTTTTTCTTAAATTTATATCAAACTAAAACTGACGAGGTGCCGACTGAATATAATTTAGTAGCATATCCTGTATCACAGTCTTGGGTACAAGGAACGGGTAGAACTTTAGAACCAACTAATCTAAATAGTCTTACTAGAGAAGGCGTAAGTTGGATATATAGGAATAAACTCCACCCAGGAACGGAACGAATAGTTAGTAAAGATATCGAATGGACATCACAATCTCTAGCTACAAATTCTAATATGGTATATAATAGTGTTACCGGTGGAGGTACATGGTTTAGTAGTTTCTATGGTACTCAATCATTTAGTAACGAGACTAGTGATATAAGAATGAATATAACACCTGTAGTTAGATATCTACTAACCGGTAGTAGAAGTAATGATGGCTTTATACTAATGAGATCGGGATCAGAAGAAACTAACGCTACTGAGTTTGGATCTATTAAATTTTTTAGTAGAGAAACTAATACAGTCTATCAACCTAAACTAGAAATCGTATATGATGATTCTTCGTTCGTAACAACAGGCTTGACCGAACTTACATCTGATCAAGGTGTTGTATATATAAAAAATCTAAAACATGAGTACTCAACTAAAGAAGTACCTAAAATAAGAGTTCTCGGTAGAGAAAGATATCCAACTAAAACATTTTCTACGCAATCAAATTATAGAACTATTAACTTTCTTCCAACTTCGTCTTATTATGGCATTAAAGATGCTCTTACAGATGAATTTGTAGTTCCTTACAGCCAAAAAGGTACAAAGTTAAGTTGTGATTCAAATGGAAATTATTTTAATCTTGATATGAGTTCTTTTATGCGTGAACGTTATTACAAATTATGTTTTCAAGTTACGCAATCTGATTCATCAGTTGTAGTTTATGATGAGAACTTTTATTTCAAGGTTAAATAATGGCAGCTAGAAATACAAATACAACAACTAACGCAGGAGGCATTCAGAGAGCTAGACAAATAGCTAATAGGAATCAGACTCCTTTACAACAAGCAGCTACTAATGCGGGAAGAACAACTACGAATACCTCCCCAGTTGCTACTGATCCGTATTT